TCCGAGAGCAGCGCACAGCCGACGCTATTGCGCGGTTTGCCTCGCGTTCGATGCTCAACGCCAACTCGCCAAGAAGAGGCAAACACAATGACCGACGTCAAACGCCTGCTGGACAAATGGCGCGCAGATGCAGACTCACGTCCGACCTACGATCAGGCCGTCGTGAAGACGTTGCGCTATTGCGCCGACGAACTCGAAGCCCTGCTCGCGTCCCCGGCGGATCTCCCCCCGACGGAGGCACCTCTGGACTGCTATATCGATTCACCGGAACGTGTTTATACCGCCTCTGTCCAACAGGCGTGTGGTTGCTACCTCCGTACGAATGACGGGCGCCTGTGGCGCGTACCTTGCGAAACACATCGCGCCCCTGATCCTCCTGCCGCCTTGCCCCTCCCCCCAGAGGGCGAGTGACGGATCACCGCGTCTTGCGTCCGCTCCAGCTCGCCGGCGCCATCGTGGCGTGGACGCTGTTCCTGCTCTATCTCGCGGCGGTCGTGCTGCTCCTGGTGCTCTATTGGGCCGTGACAGGCGTGCGGGTGTGACCCGACAGGCGTAGACTGGATGCGGCCCCATTGAAAAGAACAGGCACCGAACAGCGCCGCGGCGGCTTTCAGAAGGGCCAGAGCGGCAACCCGCGCGGCCGTCCCGGTGGCACGCCCAACAAGGTCACGGGCGCGCTCAAGGAGATGATTCTCCAGGCGCTCGCCAATGTCGGGGGCGCGACCTACCTCGAGGAGCAAGCGGCCAAGAACCCGACGGCGTTTCTGACGCTCATCGGCAAAGTGTTACCCCTGCAGGTGAAACAGGATGGCACGGAACCGATGGTCCCGCTCCCGGTGACCCATGAACACCACGGCGCCTGACCGTGGCGTCCGGATGCACTGGCACGGTAAGCAATCCGCCGTCATGCTCGACGCCACCCGCGAACTCGACGTCGAGGGCGCCATCCGCGCTGGGAAGACCACGGTCTGTCTGTGGAAAGAGCACGCCGCCTGCCGGCAGTATCCGGGGATTCCGATCCTGTTGGCGCGGTGGACGGACGAAGCGGTCTTCGGGCTGATCGTCCCGCTCTGGAATGCGATCTGTGAACAAGCCGGCGATGCCCAAATCTGGAACAGCAAGGAAGCCTGTTACGACTGGCCCTCGAACGGGGCGCGGATCTACATCCGCGGGCTGAAGTCACAGGATCAGACCCTTCGGTACTCCAAGCTCCGCGGCTACACCATCGCCCGCGCCTACGTGGACCAGGCCGAAGAGCTGCCGCACGACATCTACCTCGAGCTCGCCGGCCGGCTCTCCGCGCCGGGCTTCCCGCATCAGATCACCATCAGTCCGCAAGCGATCGAGGATACCCACTGGATCGCGCAGGAATTCCCGGTCGACAACAGCAACCCGCACCGGAAGCACTACGCGTTGAGCATCTACGACAACGCGCACAACCTCGACCCGAGTGTCATCCCGGCGCTCGAGCGGCTCTACCCGCCCAGCCATCCGAAACACCGGACGCTGATCCAAGGCATTCGCGGGATGAACGTCACCGGGGAACCGGTCTATGGCGGGGCGTTCGTGCGGCAGCTCCATGAAGGGCCGGCCGAGTTCGATCCGCGCTTGCCGCTCGACATGGCGCTGGACTTCGGGAAGCATCATCCGTGCGTGGTGTTCCGACAGACCTCGGCCTTCGGGCAGGTGCGGTTCCTGGGCGGCATTCTCGGGCAGTCGCTCTATCTGGACCCGTTCATCGATCTGGTGCTCAAATACCGGCAGGAATGGTTCCCGGACGCGCAGGAGATCCGCGAGTGTTGCGACCCGGCCGGCGCGGCGGACACCTCACACGGGACCGAGGGCGCAGTCAAGACCCTGCTGAAGAAAGGGCTGCATGTCCGGTCACAGCCGGACAGCAATTCGCCGATCATCCGCCTCGCCATCATCGAACGGCTCGCCGACCTGATGCGGAAACGGGCCGCGAACCGGCAGGAAGCGTTGATCGTGAGCCACTCCGACCGCTGGCTGCGGATCAGCGCGCAAGCGACGCTGATTGACCGCTTCCTGGCCGACGGGTTTGAAGCGGGCTACGTGTGGGACGAGCACATGGTGAGTGTGGGGAACAAGCAAGTGCGGAAGCCGAAGAAGGACGGGTGGTATGAGCACGGGCAGAACTGTGCGGAGTATCTCGAGTTGAATTTCGGCAGCACGCGGGTGACGAAGAAGCAGGCGGCAGGGTGGCAGGCACCACCGACCGGCGAGCTTGGCTGGACGGGATGATGCGCGAGTTGGTCGATTTGTGGCGCGAGGAAGCGGCGCGCTTACTCGTCGGTCAGCCCGAGGAGATCACGCCGAATAAGCTGTTGGCCCTGGCGTATCTGACTTGTGCGTTGCAAGTAGAGCGGCGGCTGGCCGCAGAAGGAACCCCCCGAAAGTAGCTATAGCAACGGTTGCCATAGCGGCGTATAGTCAGACCCACGGCTTACCCCCCGTCCACACTGCCACCTGTCGATCAGACTGCGCCTGTCGCAGCCGTGGATCCAGGTGTCCCGAAACCCAAGAAGAAGCGCGGCCGCCGCGAGCTGGACGAGTTCCTGTCCCTCGCCCGTGAACGCTTCCGCCAAGCCGAAGAGGCCGATGGCCCGCAACGCCAGCGCGAACTGGATGACCTGAGCTTTTTCGCCGGCGAGCAGTGGGACGAAGACACCCTGAAACGCCGCAAAGCCCAACCCGCGCAAGGCGGCTTGCCTCCCGTCCCCGCCCGCCCCTGTTTCGTGATCAACAAGCAGCGCGAACCGGTGCGGCAGGTGCTCAACCAGGAGCGGCAAGCCGACCTGGGCATCGAACTGGTCGCGGCCGATGACTTCGGCGACCTCGCGACGCCCGTTGCGGATGACGAGTTGAAGTTGCGCGAAGGGCTGGTCCGCCGGATTCAGCGGGATAGCCACGCGGCCGATGCGCGGACGTGGGCCTTTGCCAGAGCCGTCCAAGCGGGCCGCGGCTACTACCTCGTGATGACGCGGTATCTGCCGGGCAAGACGTGGGATCAGGAAGTCTACGTCCAGCGGCTCTACAACCAGGCGAGTGTGAGTCTTGATCCCGCGCACGAACAGCCAGACGGCAGCGATGCGGAATGGGGCTTCGTCGGCCGCGACATGCCGTGGGAGGAATACAAAGCGACCTATCCGAAGCTCGCCGACGAAGATGGGAAACGCCGACGGAACCAGACGTGCGACTGTAACCGCGACGAGTTCCGCGCGCTCGGCGAGTCGTATCCCGGCTGGTTCACCGCCGACGGGGAGACGCGATCCTGCCGGGTGGTCGACTACTACTACACGCATCGGGAGACACGGACCTTGGCGGTGCTCGAGGACGGCTCGGTCCACTGGGACGATGAACTGCCCGAAGGGGAAGAGCCGGTCGATACCCGCGAGGTGATCGAAAAGACGATCTGCTGGGCGCAACTCGACGGCACGCAGATCCTCGATGAAACCGACTGGCCCGGGCCGGACCTGCCGATCGTGAAAGTCGTCGGCGAAGAACTGCAGCCGTATGACGACGAGCGGCGCTATGAGGGGATGGTCCGGCCCTCGCGGCATAGTCAGCAGGGCTTCAATGCGATGGTGAGTAAGTGGGTCGAGACGGTCGGCCTCGCCCCGATTCCGCCATTCCAAGTGGCCGAGGGCCAGGTCGAAGGCTACGAAGCGTGGTACCAAGCGGCGAATACGCGCACGTTGCCGTACCTGCCCTACAAACAGGTGGACCTCGAGGGCCGACCCGCCGGCGCGCCGCAACGCACCAACGTCGATACGCCGATTGCCGCGATCGCCGGCTCCGTCCAACTCTTCGATCAGGCGATTCAGTCCACGATGGCGGTGCACGACCCGTCGATGGGCCGCGTCGATCCCTCGCTCAAGAGCGGGAAAGCCATCAACGCGATCGTGCAGCAAGATCAACAGGGCACGAGTCATTACCTCGACAACCTGCAGCGGTCGATCCGCTACGAAGCGCAGATCATCAACAATCTGCTCTACCCGATCTACAACCGGCCGGGACGCATCGCGCGCATCTTGAACGGGCAGGGCGAACCCGAAACGGTCATGTTGCACACGCCGTCGACCACGATGGGCGGGCGGCCCGTCGCCGCGGCACCGAACACGCCGACCGCGAAGACCTACACGCTCACGAAGGATGCCCACTTCAACGTGATCGTGAAGATCACCAAGTCGGCGCTGTCCCGGCGCGCGGAAGAGTCCGAACTGGTCGGGCAGTTGATCAGCAGCGATCCGAACCTGATGGGCGTCTACGGGGATCTGTTCTTCAAGAACCTCGATGGGCCTGGCGCGTCGGAGATGGCGGAACGGGCCAAGGTGATGCTGGTGCCGCCGGTGCAGGCGTTGCTCGAGAGTCAGCAGCAGGGGGGCGGGCCGCCGGATCCGAAAGTCGCCGCGCTCGAAGCGCAGATGGCGCAGATGCAGCAGATGCTGCAGCAAGCGCAGCAGGCGATCCAGACCGATCAGGTCAAAACGCAGGCGACCCTGCAGGGCAAACAGATCGAGGCGCAGGCGGCCCGTGAGCAGGCCCAGTTCGACGCCCAGCAGGCGATCGAGCTTCAGAAGATGAAGGATGCGACCGCGCTCGCCGTCGCGCGCATCAACGCTGAGAAAGACGTCGGGATCAAACAGGCGCAAGCGCAGGAAGAAGCGACGGCCCTGCAGATGAAGTTCGATCAGGCCCTGGCCCTGCAGGAGCGGGATCACGCGCACGGCATGTCCATCGCCGAGACGGCGGCGCGTGCCAAAGCGTCCACCGTCAAGAAGATCAGTATGCAACGCGACGACACTGGGGCGGTGACGGGCGCGGATGTGTCCGAAAGCGTGACAGGCGAGTAGGTGCCGATCACCGCCGCGGCGTGCAACTCGTTCAAGGTGGAACTGCTCGGCATGGCGACGCACCAGGCGAGCGACGCGTTTATGATTGCGGTCTACACCTCCGCGGCCACGCTCAACAAACTGACCACGGTCTACAGCACGACCGATGAAGTCGTCGGCGCCGGCTATGTCGCGGGTGGACAGGCGCTCGTCGGCTTCACCGTCACCGGGGATCTCGATAAAGCGATCCTCGACTGGACGACGGATCCGCTCTGGAATCCGGCGACGATCAGCGGGGCGGCCGCGCTCATCTACAACGCGACGCGAGCGAATAAAGCCGTGGCGGTCCTCGATTTCCTCGGCATCATCACGTCGACCGCGGGGCCGTTTACGATCACCTTGCCCCCGGCCACGGCGGCCACGGGGCTGGTGCGGATCGCATGAGTAACAACGTCCCGATCACGGCGGGCGCGGGTACCGATGTCGCGACCGATCAAGTCGCCGGCACGCTCGAACAGGTGCAACTGTTCAAGCTGACCTATTCCGCCGCCGGTGTGCGGACGCTCGTCCCGGTCGATGCTGACGGCCTGCTGGTCAATCTCGGCGCGAACAACGACGTCGCGGTCAGTTCGCTGCCCGCCGGCCTCGCGACGCTCGCCGAGCAGCAGACGCAGACCACTGCGCTCCAGTTGATCGACAACGCGGTCAGCGGCGCCGGGTTCAACGTCACGCAGCTCGCCGGGGTTGCGCCAAGTCTCAACACCGGCGTGCGGGATGCGGGCACCCAGCGGGTCACGATTGCGACCAACGACGTCGTGCCGGTGTCTGGCACGGTCACGACGTCGCCACCCGCCAACGCGAGTACGAATGTCGCGCAACTCGCGGGCACGGCGACGAGTGTCAACAGCGGCACGAAGGATGCCGGGACGCTCCGGGTCGTGATCGCCACGGACCAGCCCGCGCTGACCAACAAGCTCCTCGTGACGCCGGATAGCGTCGCGTTACCGGCGAATCAGTCGGTGAATGCCGCGCAACTCGCCGGCACGACGACAGACACAAACAGCGGGAACAAGTCGGCAGGCACATTGCGCGTGGTGCTGGCGACCGATCAGCCGGCGCTCACGAACAAGCTGCTAGTCACGCCCGACTCTGTGGCCCTGCCGGCGAACCAGAGCGTCAACATCAACCAGATCGCGGGCGTGACGCCGGTCCTCAACACGGGCACGCGGGCGGCGGGGGTGCTGCGCGTCACGGTGGCGACCGACGATCTGGTGCCCGTCTCGGGGACCGTCACCGTCACGCCGCCGACTTTGACCAAGGCGACGCAGGGGGCGACCGGCTTCAGCGTGCAAAACCTGAAGGACGCGGGCCGGGTCAGCATCATGATCACGGCGTCGGTCGCCTCGACCGCCACGACCGAGACGCTGATCACCCTGACCCGGAGTATCGGCCTGGCGGCGACGGGCACCGGCTCGAGCCTGTCGATTACGTCCGGCAAGCGGTTTCGCATTCAGGCGCTCTCCGCGTCCGCGCGCAACTCGACCGGCACGACGGCGGGGAATGTCACCCTGAACTTTCGCGCGGCGGTCGGCGGCGCGACCACGGCGAGCTCGCCGCTCCAGATGCACTGGGTCGTCGCGTTGCCGGCGAGCGCGGTCAGTACGCTGTTCAACCCGATCATGATTGCCGATGGGTTCGAGATCGACTCGAATGCGGGCACGAACACGTTCGGGATGACCATCACGCATGCGGCGTGGGTCACCGGCTCGGTCGTAGCCACGTTCGACATCACGATGGTCGGGTACGAGTACTAGATGAGCCTGCTGCTCCTGCTCCAGTCGGCGGCGGCGTCCGGGGCCGGCACGGCCACGCCAGACGGCGTCGAGATGACGCTGGAAGTCGGCCAAGTCGTCGCCACGGGCGGATCGGCGGTCCCGATCCCGGTCGTCGCGGCGATGGGCGGCGGGGGAGGCGGGGGCAGTAGTTTTGCGCCACGTCGTCAACGCCAGGCCTACGTGCGGGCCGCCGAGGTGGAGCCGGACGGCGTCGAGCTGGTCGCCGAAGTCGGGCACGTCTTCGCCACTGGTGGAGCGACCGCGCAGCCGCAGGGCGTCTCGATGACGGCGGACGTTGGCGACGTCACCGCGACCGGGATCCAGAACCTGAGCGACGCGGCGTGGATCCTGTTGCTGGATGAGGCCGCATGAACGGCACGCAGCAGCGGGCGCACACCCGGAAGACCGACGTCCTCGCGCAGGGGATTGCGGACACGCAAGCGGCGGTGCTCGAACGGTTTGAAGAGGTGGAAGCGCGGGCGCAGCAGTTCCGCGAGCGGCTCGATGAGGTGCGGCGCGAGGTCAACGGGCATCGGCTGATCTTGGAGCACGTCGCGATGCGTGATCGCGTCGAGCAACTGAGCGAGAGCCTTGCGGCGCTGCACTCCACTTGTCTGAAGACGCATGATGATCTCTGGCTGGCGATCAACCCCACGGTGTATCTGGTGACGCAGCGCACGGTCTGGGGCCGGCTGCGCTGGCTGGTGCGAGGGTATTGATGCCTGAGTGGATGACGGCGCAGCAATCGTTCCAGCAGGAGAAAGCGCGTATGCCGAGTGGGAACAAACCGATCGTGATCTGCGCGGGCCTCGTGGAAGAGTGCAAAGACCTCGACGCGGCGCAAGCCAAAGCGGAGGAACTCGCGCATCAGAAGAGCGCCGACGCCTACATCTTGAAACCGATCAAGCGCGTCGCGCCGAAGCGTGATGTCGTGACGACGGATCTGCCATGAGCGATGACGATCTGAGCGGCTTGCCGCCTGAACAACCGGCGGAATCCGGTTCCCTGGAAGACCACGAAGCCGCCTTCGGCCCCAACGGCACGGGGGAGGCGCCGCGAAGTGACACGGAAACAACTTCCGCGTCGTCGGCGGAAGCTGTTGATTCGACAGGCGCGGCCGCGGAAACACCCGCGCAACGTGACGAGCAGGGCCGCTTCCAGAAACCGCGCCACAAGGCCCAGAGTCAACGCGCGAATCCGGAGGATGTCCCGCGTATTCGGGAACTCACCGCCCGGCTCAAAGCGGCGGAAGCCGAACGCGACGCCCTGAAAGCGCCGAAGGCCGCCGAACCGCGCTATCTGCCGCCGCCTCAGCCGCAACAGGCCGCGCCGCCTGGGACAATAGCCCCGACGCAGCCGTTCACGCCGCCTCCAACCCGCACCAAGCCAAGCGAAGACGAGATCGGCGACAAGTACAAAACCTACGCCGACTTCGTGGAAGATCTCGCCGACTGGCAAGGCGAACAACGCGAGGCGAAACGCGACGCCCGCCAACAAGCCGAACGCCGCGAACAGACCCAGCGCGAGTGGGCGACCAGCTACACGACCCAACTCGCCGAGGCGAAAACCCGTTACCCCGACTTTGATACCCAGGTCCAGGCGACCGATGAGACGATGCAGCGCTTCGGGATCGTCCTCCCGCAAGTGCTGCAGGACGCGATTCTGAGTTCGAGCCGCGGCGCCGACATCAGCTACTACCTTGCGACACACCATGACGCCTATCGCGATCTGATTCGGGACGCGTGGGCGGTGAACCATCCGAATTCCATCGCGATGGTGCGAAAGGTGCTAGAATCCTCGTTGCCTCCCGTTGCAACAGCGCAACGCACGAACGGATCGGACGCGGCCGCCGACACTGGATCGGCCCGCCGATCGCCCCACATCGCCCCGGCGCCGCGGCCGCCTAATCCAGTGCGGACGGGCCCCCAAAAGATCGACGACGTCCCCGACGACGACAGCTCGCTCGAGGCGCACGAATCGCACTACTACAAGCGCCGCTGACTGAGTCGTCCGGCCGCGTCGATCCGCAAAGTGCGGGTGCGTTGTGCCGAATACCTTTATCACGCCGACGTGGGTCACCAAGGACGTCGCCGTCAATTTCAAAAACAATCTCAAACTGATCGGGCAGTTCGATCGCACCTGGGACAACTCCTGGGAGAACAAACCGCAGGGCGCGAAGATCGGCTACACGGTGCAGGTCCGCATCCAGCAACGCTGGGTGGTCAGTGAAGGCCAGGCGCTGGTCCAACAGCCGATCCTGAATCAGACCGTGCCGATGACCATCAACCACCAATTCCAGATTGGCATGGGGTGGTCGAGCGCGGACGATGCGCTGGTGGTCGAAGAAGTCCAGAAGCGGTACACGATGCCCGCCGGCCGTGCCCAGGCCAACAAGTGGGACGTGGTCGCCGGCGCCGAAGTCTTCAAGTCGGTCTATTTCTCGATCGGGGCGCCAGGCCAACCGATCGCGGATGACCAGATTTACACCGACGGCGTGGCGAAGATGCGCAACGTCGGCGTGCCGGAAGAGTTCGTGGCGGTGCTCGATCCGAAGAGCCAGAGCCGATTGCTGAGTGCGAATTTCGCGCTCTTCAATCCGCAGGCGCAGATCAGCAAGTTCTTCCGGTCGGGACAGTTCAGCGGGCCGGCGCTCGGCGTGGATTCCTGGTACTGGGATCCGAACATGCCGACGTTTACCACCGGCACCTTCACCACGGCGACCCCGCTGGTGTCGAGCGCCGGGCAGACCGGCTCGACCCTCGCGATGGCCGGCATGGGCACCTACTCGATGGTCGCGGGGGACGTTTTCACCGTCGCGGGCGTCAATGCAGTCAATCCCGTGTCGTATGTGGACACCGGGGATCTGCAGCAGTTCGTGTTGACGGCGCCGCTCGCCGGCACCACGACCGGCACCTTCTCGATCTCGCCGCCGATCATCACCAGCGGGTCCCTCCAGACGGTGACGGCGTCGCCGGCCAACAACGCGGTGGTGCAGTGGCTCGGCGCGACGGGCACCGTGGCGGCGACGATGGCGGCGACGAGCTCCAGGCAGTCGCTGCTCTTCAATCCGGCGGCGTTCGCGTTCGTGATGGTCGATCTGCCGGCGTCGCTGCCGGGCGCGGTCGCCAAGCGTGTCAACGGCGGCGGCGATTACAACCTCTCGCTGCGCTGGGTCGAACAGTATTCGATTCAGACCGATCAACTGCCCTCGCGCGTCGATTCCATCGGCGGCGTCGCGGCGATCCTGCCGTATTTTGCCCTTCGGGCGTGGAGCTAACGCATGGCGCTCACTGCAAACGTGATCACGGCCGCCGTCGCGGCGACGGATACCACGCTGGCCCTCACCAGCACGACCGGCTTTCTCGTCGGCCAGCCGGTGCGCTTCGACAACGAATACGCCTACGTCGCGGCCGTGCCGAACGCGACGACGCTCGTTTTGCGCGGGCGTGGCTCTGAAGGGTCGACGGCGGGCGCGCATAGCGTCCTGACCGACATCATCACCGGGTTGGCGTCAGACTTCCCGGCGATTCCCCCGGGACTGTACTCGACGGGGCAGCAGGCGACGGCGTTCGATGACATGCAGACGATCGGCGCCAACACGGCGATCATCGCCTGCCCGATTCGCAACACCACGTACCTGATCACGAAGGTCGCGGCGCTCGCGACCACC